GGAATGGCACTAATATCACCCGGCGTAGAAGTTACTGTAATTGACGAGAGTTTTTATACACCAGCTGAACCTGGTACAACTCCTCTTATCGTAGTAGCGACTGCACAAGACAAATCAAATGCAGCAGGAACAGGCACTGCGCAAGGAACACTAGCCGCTAATATCGGCAAAGCCTTTAGAATCACAAGTCAGCGAGAACTCGTTGATTTATACGGCGTACCGTTTTTCGAACAAACCGCCAGCTCATCACCAGTACACGGTGGCGAGAGAAACGAATATGGATTGCTAGCTGCTTACAGCTTGCTAGGTGTAACTAACTCTGTTTTCGTAGTTCGTGCAGGCATCGACTTAGGTGACTTGCAAGGTTCCGCAATTGCACCAGGCGCTGAGCCAAAAGACGGTGCATGGTGGTTCGACACAAGAAACACAGCATGGGGCATTCAAGAATGGAACAGTGCTGCTATCACAACAGTTGGCGGACAAAAGTTTGCTAACAAAGTGCCGGCAGTTTATACCGATGCTGATACTACAAAAGTTTCAGACGGTGTTCCTCTAATTTCTGTTGGTACTCCAGGCGACTACGCTGTAGTTGCACAAACTATCGGTGACACTGGATCTACAGATAGAGAATTTGTTAGAATTTTCTACAAATCCTCTGGCAATCTTGCTGCTGGAATCCTAGCAGGTACATGGGTTGAAGTTGGTAGCAATGATTGGAAAGCAAGCCATCCAGCAGTATTTGGTTCAGCAGTTGTAAGTTCAATTACTGCCGGTACATTTACTATCAACGGAGAACCTGTTACAGCAGGTGCAGATTTAGCTACAACAGTCGACAACATCATGAATGCTGGAATTAGTGGCATTTCGGCAGTTGCTAGAAACGGTATTCTATATCTGTACACCGACGGAGCAAACAATCCATTACAGGATTCGACTCTAAATAACGCTATTGTATTAGGTGGCGATACCATTGTACTTAATTCGTTAGGTTTATCTGCTGGTACATATTATGGTCCAGCTCTACAGATTTCCCCACACACTCAAGTTCCAGCATGGAAAGCTGCTGATACACTTACTCGTCCTACAGGTTCTGTATGGATCAAAACAACTGAGCCAAATGCTGGCGCACGTTGGAGAGTTAAGCGTTGGAGCTCTGCTACACGAGCATGGGGCGAAGTCTCAGCTCCGTTATATGCAAGTGGACATGCAGCACTATACTATCTAGATCGTGCAGGCGGCGGCGTTAATTTACCAATTAACACAACATATGTTCAAACCAATGCTGACGAAAATACCGGCAGTGATACATCACCAGAAACCGCAGTATTTAGACTATGGACCAGAGCAACTACAGGTAACACTGTAATTAGATCAGCAGTAGTTACCGATCAGTTAGATGGTGAGAAATCTTTCCAAATTAGCGAATTTAGACGCGGCCAACTAGCGTTAGCTGCACCCGTTACTATTAGCTTTACAGGTAACGGAAATTCTGACGATGCAAAACTTATGGCTGCTGCAATTAACGCAGTTGGATTTGCACACATCGAAGCTGATGTTACAGTTGACGACGAAGTTGTAATTTTCCACAAGACAGGCGGCGACTTCCGTATTACCGAAGGCACTGGCAGTCCTGTAGGTGCATTGTTTACACCGTTTGACGTTGATACAAAGACCGGTACTGCAAACTTCTACTTCACCTCTGCTGGTGCAGAAGCTGATTACTTGGCTTCAAACTGGGTTCCTTTGACAGTTAAAGGTTTCTCGGCAGGTCCAACACAGCCACTACAAGAACCAGCAGACGGCCAATTATGGTATAACCCAGCATTTGGTGAAGTTGACATAATGGTTCATGACGGCAACACATGGAGAGGTTATAGAAATGTAATCCCTGGTACAGATCCAGCTGGCCCGCAAGTAGCCGCTACTGCACCTACAACTCAGTCAGATGGCGTTACAACATTAGTAACTGGCGACTTGTGGATCAGTACAGCTGATCTAGAAAACTTCCCAACTATCTATCGCTGGGACGATTTACTACTTGAGTGGATTCAGTTAGACAAAGCTGACCAAACTACAGAAGACGGCGTACTATTTGCTGATGCACGTTATGGTTCAAGTGGAGCTTCTGGTAATATTGCTGCTTCTATCAAATCTTTACTAAGTAGCGATTATCTAGATCCAGATGCACCAGATCCAGACTTATATCCAAAAGGCATGTTGTTATGGAACCTACGTCGCAGTGGTGGTAACGTTAAGCGTTATGTTAACAATTACATCAATCCTGCTGAAGACAATACACGCTTTAATAACAACGAAAGCATGGCAGAATATTCTACAGATCGTTGGGTTACAGCAAGTCCAAACCAAGAAGATGGTTCCGGTTCATTCGGTCGCCTAGCTCAACGTGCAGTTGTCGTTGCAGCATTAAAGAGTGTTGTTGACACAAGCGAAGAAGTCCGTGACGAAGAACGTCGTAACTTTAACCTAATTGCTTGCCCAGGATACCCTGAGCTATTGAGCAATATGGTTAACTTAAACATCGATCGCGGCTTAACAGCGTTTGTTATCGGTGATACACCATTACGCCTAAAGAGCGATGCAACTACATTAACAAATTGGGGAACCAATGCTAATCTAGTGCTAGACAACGGCGACAAGGGTATTGTTACATACGACGAATATGCTGCTGTTTACTATCCAAACGGATTTACAACAGACTTAGCTGGCAAGAACGTAGTTGTTCCTGCATCACACATGATGCTACGCACAATTGCACTAAGCGACCAAGTTAGTTATCCATGGTTTGCTCCAGCCGGTACACGTCGTGGTGGTATTACTAACGCTACTAGCGTAGGTTACATTGATGCCGCTACTGGTGAATTCCAAACTGTTGCATTGAACAATGGACAGCGTGATACATTGTATGATTTAAAAGTTAACCCAATTCCGTTCTTTGTTGGAGTTGGACACGTTGCATATGGTCAAAAGACCCGTGCAAGAAACGCAAGTGCTTTAGATCGTATTAACGTAGCTCGTTTAGTTGTGTATCTACGTAGCCAGTTAAACAAACTTGCTCGCCCATACATTTTCGAACCTAACGATAAGATCACAAGAGACGAAATTAAAGGCGCAGTAGAAAGCTTGTTGTTAGAATTAGTAGGATTACGTGCATTATACGACTTCGCGGTTGTATGTGACGAGTCAAACAATACACCAGCAAGAATCGATCGTAATGAACTTTATGTTGATATTGCGATTGAACCAGTCAAGGCAGTAGAGTTTATCTACATACCTTTACGTGTTAAGAACACAGGAGAGATCTAAAATGGCATTAACTTCACTAAACAGAATCTCAGTTCCGCCATCTGGTGCTAACAGCAACACTAACCTGTTGATGCCAAAGCTAAAGTATCGCTTTAGAGTGATACTACTTGGTTTTGGTGTTGAAGCTAGTACGGAATTGACCAAGCAGGTTTCAGACGTAACTCGTCCTACAGTTTCGTTTGAAGAAATGGAAATTCCTGTGTACAACTCGAAGGTTTACCTAGCTGGTAAGCATACATGGGAAACTGTTACACTTAACCTACGTGACGATGCCTCCGGCAACGTTACTGCGTTAGTTGGACAGCAGATTCAGAAACAGTTCGACTTCATGGAACAGTCAAGTGCTCGTTCTGGTATCGACTATAAGTTCCAAACAAACATCGAAATCTTAGACGGTGGTAACGGTGGTATCGAAGCTACTGTTTTAGAAAAATGGGAACTTTATGGCTGTTTCGTTCAGAACGCTGAATACGGCGATTTGAACTATGGCACAAACGAACCTGCTACTGTAGCGTTAACAATCCGCTACGATAACGCAGTTCAGTTCAAGGGTGCTACTGGTACAGGTACCGATCGTGGTATTGGTGCTGTTGTTGGTAGAACTATTGGTGAATCAGTAACTGGCGCAGGTAATGCTGCTGGTTAATTGATAACTGATAAAAAGCCTGGACAAAAATCCAGGCTTTTTTTGTGACTAAATAATTGTATGGCAAATAAATTCACACGATTCTTACAAGGTGTAGGCGATGGACTCACTAATCCCAAAGGGGTTATGGGTGATTGGCGCCATGCATCTAAACTGTTTGTAGATGATACATATAGATTATCACCTCGAACAAAGTTCCTGTTCTATGTTAAATTTGAATTAGACAAGACAGTAATTAATTCTCCGCCATTTACTGCAAAACATGCCGACGAGGTTGGTTACTTGATCAAGACCACTGACTTGCCGCAGTTTAAACTAGAAGCCGTTACTAAGAATCAATATAATCGTAAAAAAATTGCCTATAAGAATATTGTCTACGAACCAATACAAATGACATTCCATGATGACAGTAACGGTGTAATGAATGCGTTATGGTCTTTATACATGGGTGCATATGTGCAGGATCGATTTAATCCAACACAGGCATATAGCTCAACAGCATTGCGTCCTGCTGGAACACCTTTAGACAGTTTTAGATACGGTTTAGATAAAGCAGGAAGAAGTGTTGACTTTATTAAATCCATTAGCATTTATACAATGAGTCGTCGTAGATTTTTAGGATACACAATGATGAATCCAAAAATTACATCTTGGAGCCACGGTGACGGAGATTATGCTGCAAACGAACTTAACGAAAACAAAATGACGTTTGAGTATGAAGCAGTTTATTATACTGGTGGAACTGTAGTTCGTGATACTCCTAAAGGTTTTGCAAATCTGTACTATGATTCTGTTCCTAGCCCGTTAACTGTAGCTGGCGGTGGAGTAAGTAATCTATTTGGTGAAGGCGGCACACTTGACGGTTTAGAAAGTATTTTTGGAAACATACAGAATGGCACAGCATTTGATTTAAAGAATGGTGGCTTTTTACAAACAGCAATCCTTACAGCTAATACTGCTACAAATGCTAGCAAACTTACTGGCTCTAGCATTGCACAGCAGGCAAAAAGTATTATTTCGTCGCCGACTGGTATAACTGCCGCGGTGGGTGCTTTAGGGGGACTATTTGGATCTGTGTTTAATAGCAGTTCAAGAAGCAGATCGTCGACTACTAATGCAACACAGAAATCAGTAGTTCCGCCTCCTGATGATTTCGGTGAGTTCTTCTAATATGCCAACAAATTTACCTAGTCCAATAAAACAAGATAGTGCCGAAGGGACCAAATTATTTTTCGACAGTTATGGTCAAAAACCTTTAGAGTTTTTATCTAATGACATAGATGCCGCTACAGCATTTTTTGAATCTCGCGGGTTTGATAATGATGCAGCACTATTAACTGCGACAACTATTTTAAAACAGGCGAAGTCGGAAGGTGTTCCTGTATTCAAAGTGCTGGACACCCTTAAACTTTTCGACGGCTTACAAATTAGTGCTTTAGTAGCAGAAATTTTAAATAACGATCGCAGAGCAACATCAACGTTAGGCTATAGAGTTGCTAATGTAGATAGTTCCAATCAAACAAGAAACATAGCACCGTAATGGCAAAATTTGCACAAGGAAGATTCGATATGAAGAATCCCGACAAGTATGTCGGACTCAAAACTCCTTTGGCACGTAGCTCTTGGGAATTTGTTTTTATGCGTATGCTTGACGAACATCCCGGAGTTCAAAGTTGGGCTAGTGAAAGTATTAAAATACCTTATCGTGATCCATTGACAGGAAAACAAACTATATATGTTCCTGACTTTTTTATTGTTTACGTTGACAAGAATAAAACCAAACACGCAGAAGTAGTCGAAGTCAAGCCCGCTAGTCAAACATTTAAAGAACAGGTAGGAAAGAGCGCCTACAATCAAGAACAATACATTAAAAATATGGCCAAATGGGAAGCAGCTACCGCTTGGTGCAAACAACAAGGTATTAAATTCCGTGTTGTAAACGAAACTGATATTTTTCATCAAGGTGGTAAACGGTGATATGTCTTTTAAAAAAATAATAGTATGTGGTGATAGCTTTAATGCGTTATCGAATAATGAAAAATATAAAGGAACTCACTGGAGCGAGCACCTAAGTAAAATGTTAGGTGTTAAATTGATTAATTTTGCATCAGCTGGATGCTCTAATCGAATGATAGTTATGCAAATTGAAGAGGCTATGAAGTATGATAAAGCACTAGTCATAATATCACCAGCAGCCAACCACGAAAGAATCGAATTACTAACCCAACCGTTGGAATTTTTAAACACTCAAATATCATTAAAAAATTTTGTGTCAAATCCGGACCTAGGAGAGAATCCAGATGCTTTCATTCGTTCAGTAAACGCTTCAGTTTTTGATCATGAACGAGGGATATCGGACAAAGTAAAAAAGACACTATTAACAAATATTCCCTTTGGCTTTTATAAACATATCGATAAATGGGCATTATTTTATGCCTTATCTCAATTAAAGAAAAAACAAAAAAATTTTTTGTTTATTGAAACAGTTGTAACTCCCGTGTTTCAAATTCTTTCTCACGAGGAACTAGTTGATATAATTGGAGAAGAGCATATTATTGCTAGAGATCTTTTTAGATATCAGTTTTATATTAATAAGTTATCAGACACTACATTTGACGATCCTGGTTATCATACACTTCCAGTGTGTCAAGAAATATCAGCATATATATTAAAAAAAATAATAGACGATCGTTATAAAAAATGATTAAACACTTAATTGTATGCGGGGATAGTTTCAACACATTATCTCGAATTATTAAATTCAAAGGAACTCATTGGAGTGAACATTTAAGTAGAATTCTAGATTTAAATTTAATAAATCTTGCATCAGCTGGAGCTTCAAATCGTATGGTTGTTATGCAGATTGAAGAAGCAATGAAATACGACGATGCACTGATTATTTTTTCTCCTGCTGCAAGTTCTACAAGGATGGAAATATTAACAGACAGTACTCAGTGCCTAAATGAAAATATAACCTATGAAAGCTTTCTTAAAAAACCCGTCGACGGTCCGCAACCGAATGCTTTTATCATGTCAGGCAATGTTTCGAATCTCAGACGTGATCTAACCGTGCCTCATCCTGTAAGAAAAATGATACTAGAATATATGCCTATAGGATTGAA